TATGCCGCGCGGTACCTGTCAAACCTCAGAGACAGAAACTGCTTGATCCGGGTGACATCCGATCTGCGGAAAGCGTCCAGCTCCGCGACCTCCACGAGCCAGGCCCCGGGCAAAAGCTCCGCGGTCTCCTTGCCCTCAAATGTCCGGATACTATCGTTGAACCAGCCGCGGCTCATCTTGTCCAGGATCGTCGACTTTCCGATGCCCTGCGGCCCCGAGAGGATGACCATGTTGTCAAATTTGCAGCCGGGAGTCATGGCCCGCGCTACGGCTGCTACGAAGCTCTTGCGGGTCACTGCGCGGACGTATCCGGCCTCATCATCCTCCGCGCCCAGGTAGTCGATAAACAGGGTATCGAGGCGGGGCTTTTCATCCCAGTCAAGACTTTTCAGATAGTCCTGAACATCGTTGAATGCCCTGTTCTGCATATGGATATCGAGGCCGGCGTCGATATTGGGGCGGGACTTGATCCCGTAGTACTTCTCCAGATACCAGTAAAGCCCGCTAGAATCCGTATCGGACCACAGCCGGCGGTCAGACGATTCCGACCACGGGAGGGTATCCATGACCTCACCCATCCCCGAAAACTTGTTGAATGCGAACTTATCCTTCAGCAGAGGATCGTTCTCCAGGATGATCCGGACGTTGTCGATCGTGGGCTTGATCTGCCCGTTGTTCGCGTTCAGTGTCAGCTGCTGCATCCAGTTGACCGGATCTGAGTCGTTGTTTGCTTCGACGTCCTGAAAGTCCTTCATGGCTTCCTCAGCACGTTCCTGAGCCATCCTTGCCGCGCAGATTGGATCCTGTGTGGCAAACTCGCACATGGCCTTGAAGGACGGGAGACGGTTCGAGGGAGTCCCCGGCTGCGCGTTATCATCCTGATCCCCGAATTTATGCAGCCGGACCAGGTCGAAGCAGTTGACCAGCTTTCCGCTGCAGGGATCTGTCGCGTGGTGGGAGTATAGGAACTTGCCTTCGTCGTATACGATCGCGCCGCCTGTCGTGGATCCCCCCAGGTAGGTCAGCCGGTTAGGGTCGTTGTCTACCGGGGAGTAGATCCCCGGGAGGAGCTTGTCGATCACGGTGAAGATCCCGCCGTAAGCGCGGTTGAAGGCGCCGACGATACCGGGCTTTGTATCCGGGTCTCCCTGCCGTGCCGCCAGCTTCCTGTAAGTGTTCTCGCTCCCCGGGACCTGCGGCCATGATGTGTAGTCATGCCAGTCTGTGTAGGTTGCCAGGATGCTGTCAGCATTTATGAATCCAGCATCCGCGTATTTGAAAACATAGTCGCTGTCCGTACAGCATGACGGCCAGTACATGAGCCTTGAAGGCTCAAAGGTCGTCGGATCCGCCATCTGGATCCCGATCTCCTCTGCCATCCTGCGAGCTATGGGCTCATACTCATCGACGGATACGGTCCTGTCCAGCGGGAACAGGAGACGAAGGCGCGGGGCCTCCGCACGATGCTTGCGCGTGCTGTAAACCGCATAGGCGCAGTGCATAGCTTCCGCTGCCTGAATGACGGTATCTGTCTTGTAGGGCGGGATCGTGTCGAAGTCCAGGGTGACAATATCCCTCCCTGTGACCGCAGAGGCCTTACGGCGGATCCCGTAAAGGGACCCAGCCACAAAGCCTCCCACGTCCTTCAGGTCGTCCTGCTGGGCCTTTGGAAATGCGAGATACTGGGCTATGGTCTCCGTGCCCCTCATAGGGCTCTTCAGCCTGTCCCACAGCTCCCCTATGGTCGTTTCCTGCTGCTGCCAGTTGACAGCCTTCCTGCTGTTACCGACGGATATCGTCACCCGCCTGTCGTGCAAAAGTTTCATAATATCTCACCTTCCAAGTCCCGGTATTAGAATCTGTCTTTCAGGCTTTTAAAAGCGTCCCTTATGGCCTCATTGAGTCCGGATCCCGAGCCCATAGCAACGAACTCTCCCTCTTTCAGGGCGCGCTTACTGATCGCCGCCCCATCGTTCAGTGCCGCTTTCAGCGCAGCCTCGTACACCGCACCAAGCACGTGGTCCTTATCATTCAGGCCCTGGCCGATCGACCCGATCACAAGCAGCAGGTCGTTCAGGATCTCCGGCAGCGGGCCGGACGCCTCGATCGTGCTCAGATCCTTATTTTTGTCTATGTCAATTCTCAGCATTGCTTTTCTCCCTCATTTTTTTCAAACGCTCGGCCGCCGCGCGTCTCTGCTCCTCTGTCATATTTGGCTTTCTTTTCTTTCCACGCAGAGATAGAAGACTCTTGTCAGCGATTTCATATGATTTACTGATCAACTTACCATCGATCTTCGCCTTTGCCGTCTCTACACACCTGTAACTCTCAGGGAAATCTTTACACATCCGATCCAGCTTTGTCATAACCGTAGTGTCGGATGTCCATATGTGCACCTCATTGTTCTCACGGCAATAACTGATCGTTGTCTCCTGTTCCGAAAGTGCTACTCCCATTGCTTTTCTCCTCCAGCTCACATAAAAAGGCTACGTTCGTGGCCAGATGCCACAGGTGGGGCAGGCCGCTCTCATCATCGACCCCGTCAGGGTCGTCCAGGTACCGGACCAGGTGCCTGTACATAGCGTCCTGCAGCCGTTCCTTCCCGATATGCCTCCACCCGTCAACACCGGTTTCCGGGTACTTGACCTCTACTCCGTACTGCCTGCAGGCGGCGATTGCCCACAGGATCCGACGCGGGACCAGCGTCAACCGCGCCTTCCCTGCATCTGCTTTGTTTTTATCTGCTGTCATTCTGTTCTCCATCGAAATGCCGTTTGCGTCAGCTGCTCAATTCTGCTATAGTTCCCATCGGGTTTAGGTTTTCAATAGCATTTCCTTTTTGCGGCGTCCGCGGCTTTATACCGTGGATGCTGTTTTCTTTTTCGCAGATCTCCCGCGAAGCTCCGTCGCTTCAAGGACCTTTTCCCAGTCCACTTTGTCACTGCAGGTGATCGGGACCTGGACCTTTGTCCGCTTCTTTTTTGGCTTCACGGCCGCAAGGATCTCCCTCGACTGCACAAGCTGCATGTACATATCGGCCAGCTGACCGCATAACAGTGCTACTGCCATTCCCAAAATAACGATACCAATCATCGAATTCCCTCCTCATTGCTTCCTGAATCTCCTGTGCCCGGTCTTTTGGTGTGCCCATCTTTTAGCTCCTCATTGAGCCGCGTGATCTCCTCCGCGGCCTGCCTGATGATGTCCTGATAATTCTTGTAGTCCGTGCACTGTCCGCGGCGCTCCATGCACTCGCTGGCATGTATGCAGTTGTCGCAGACACTTTGAATCATTCCAAAAGTTCCTCCAAGATCTTTTTGATCTCCTCGTCTTCTTCCTGCAGCCTTTTTCTGCGGGCCACAATGGACGGGTAGGGCCGGTCAAGCTCTGCGGCGATCTCTTTGAGAGAAATGCCTTCTTTCACCATGGCCCGGATCTTTTCATCTTCCTCTGTCGTGAAATAGTTTTTCGGGTGATACTGTTTCTTCCGGTTATCAAACCGCTCCTTCATCTCCTCCTGACGCTTTGCAGCCTCATACATCCGCTTTAAGGCCATATCCTCAGCCGTGAAACCCCGGTACGGTTTCGTCGCAGGCCGTGGCGGCTCTGGGAGCCGCGAAGGATCAATGCGGATCCTGATGCCTGCGGTCTCTTTTTTGTCTACCTCCACTTCGTGCCGCCTCCTGATCCGGCTGTATCTGCAGGCCATGCATATGCCTTTAAGACGGCCGCTTATCGGCCTGCCGCATTTACACCTGCCCATAACTCGATCCTCTTAATCCTTTGTGAAGAAATCCCCCACCCAGCCGGCAGCGTCCAGCGGAAGGCCGGGAGCCCAAGCCGGTTTCTGCTTCATGATGCTGCAGACGTCCTCCAGCATTTTGTCATTGGCCTCGTAGGGTTTCATGTCGATCACAACCTCATCATGGACATGAAAGACAATCGGGTATCCGGCCGCTTCCAGGTTCGTGATCGCATGCGCCAGGCAGTCCCGCGCGATCGCCTGCACGATGTTCTCGGTGAGCTTGCCGCCGTAGGTCTCATTTGATTCCCACTTCTTCGTGGTCTGGTTGACGCCCCAGTACGTGATCGACGGCCGGTCCCACCTGTTTGTCCCGATCTGAGGATCCACATAAAACAGCTTCCTGTGGGACGGGAGCTCGATCGTCATGCAGGGCCTGTCCAGAGTGCTGCATCTTTCCCGGCGGAAAATAAGCTCCGCTCCGTTGTTGAACCAGTCCGTATAGGTCCCGGGTACGGCCCCGCAGATCCTCTCATTCTCCCGGGCCCGGTCCGGATCCCACTCTTTGATGCTGATCCTCTGCGTGCCCTCCCCATTCAGGAGTGCCAGGACCTTCTCCTCGATCTTGTACCACAGTCCGGAGATATTGCTGTTTGCCGTCCTCCACCTTCTCACGATGTCCGGCAGCTCTTCCTCCGTCAGGCCCATGTCCAGGGCTCCCATCGCAGTCAGCGCCCCGGGGCCGCCGTTATAACCACAGTTATGAACAAGAACATCTGACACCGTGAATCGATTCCTCGACCCAGCATTTAAGATGTCATAAACCGGCGTTGATTCTGACAATTCTGCTGATGCGTAACCCACCGGAGATTCCCAGGAGCATAATTCCCGTTCACGTCGATTCTGTCTATCTCCATCGATCTGTCCGGAAGCCCGCATGTCTCGATCATGTACCGGCATGCCGCCAAAACACTCGGAAACTCGAATCGGATCCCCCTCGCGCCGTAATTTTTGTACCCTGCGTCCTTCGGATTCGTGCATCGCTGTTTCGCCGCCGTAAACCTTCGATCCAGCCACTTCGGAACAGATCTCCTCTGTGTACAGCTTTGACAGCCCTTCGACCTTCCGTGTGTCAGATTTGCAAGATACGTCCAGGACCTTCGACCGCAGCCCGTGCACTCTGTCAGGACCATGCAGTTTGACCATCCTTTCGTGTACCGTCTCTCCGGTGAAACGATCTTCAGCCAGCCGTACTGCTTTCCTACCTGCTCCTGATTTAATGAGACATGATCCGCTGGAGGCCGCGTCTCCGAATCGAACCTGCCGGTATTGCCCGTCGATCTCGGCCCAAACAATGTGGTCTTCTGTTGCAGTGAGTCCATCATATGTGATCACCCTCTTTATTCCTTTGCATACGACACCGCCATGGCTGACCCAATCAGCGCCATCCCACAGGCGCATGTCCGTAGTAACGCGCTCAATAGGAATCAGCCCCTTGTCTGTCAGTACCCTCTGCCCTTTTGCAATACAGGCGAGCTCAGCCACTTTGCCTTTTTGCCTCAAGTGGCCGTTCGGACCGTGCTTTTCTACCGGTACACCGAACATCTGCGAAGCCGTTTCACAGTAGATATCTCTGCCGGACACGAATGCGTCCAGCCTCCACTTCTCGCCGGCCAGCCAGGATATGACCCGGGCCTCGATCGCGGAAAAGTCCGCATCGATCAGAACGTTCCCCGGACTCGAAACGAATGCCGTCCGGATCAGCTGACTCAGTGTGTCGGATACGCTGCCGTAAACGACCTGCAGTGCATCGGCCTTGTGCTTCTTTACGAGCTCCCTTGCCAGCTCGATCGGGTCTGTGTACGTCCTGGGGAGGTTCTGGACCTGCACAAGGCGGCCAGCCCACCGCCCTGTCCGGTTGGCCCCGTAGAACTGCAGGAGCCCGCGCACGCGGCCGTCGGGGCAGACACAGGCCTCTATGGCGTCGTACTTCTTTGTGCTGGTCTTGCCGAGATCCTGCCGGATCTGAAGGGCCCTCCTGACCTCCGGAGGAAGATCTGTCTGTAAGATCTTACTGACAGTGTCCTTGCGAAGGTTGTCCAGCTCCTCCGGGATCCTGGCATTTACCCAGCCGAGGAGCTGCGGGATGCTGTTCGGATTCTGCAGCCCGGTCAGCCGTGCCGCCTCATCCATCAAACCTTCTTTGTACCCCTCGCCGATGTCCAGGGCACCGTGAACGAATTCCATGTCCACGGCGACCCCGCGCATGTTGATCGTAAGATCTGTCTCCCATTCCCTCTGCACCGCATCCGGGACCGGGAATCCGGAGAGCCTTCTCTCGATCTCCATCTCTGCCACGACGTCCTGCCCGTTGTACTCTTTGAACAACTCCCATTTTTCCGGGTCGTGTCTGGGATAGTTCCTCGTCCTCCCGCCGTTAGCCTTCGTGGGTTTGCACGGCGTACAGAAGTACCTGATCAGGGCCTTGCCTGTAGACAGCTTCTGCTTGTCTTCCGGAAGCCCCAGGGCCCTGCCTGTAGCGTCCAGGCCTGCCGTGTATCCGCAGTAAAGACCGTGGAGCATCGTGCATCTCCACTGCGCCGGGACCATCGGACCAAAGACTTTCGACAGGCCCGCAAATTCAAAGGCCGCATTATAGGCATGTTTGAGATATTCCGGATCCGTCAGTGCGTCGATGATCTTCTGGGGGATCTGTTCCCCGCATGTAAGATCCACGACCTGCACCGGCTGTCCGTCCAGTGAATAGGCAAACAGCAGGATCTCAAAGTCGTCGGAGGCGACGTAACGCTGCGCCCCAGCGTCGGCGATTGGGATACTGGAAAAAGTCTCAATATCAATGCTGAGATGGTGTATCATTCCTGATTCTCCTCTGCGCTGATGTCAAGCATCGGCGTGGATCCTCCGGTCACTGTGGGGAGCTTGCCGTCCCACTTCTCAATCTTCTTCCGTTCCAGCAGCTCCGGTGTCAGGGACTCGGAGATCTTCTTGTTGGCCTCGGCCTCTGCTTCCGCCTTGATCTTCGTGGCATCGGCTTCGCCCTGCGCCTTGATCCGCTTCTCTTCAGCCTCCGCCTCCGCTTTGGTCTTCTTTTCCTTGCCCTCGTACTCGGCCTTTTCCGCCTGTATCTTCGCTTTCGCCTTCTCCTCGATCGCCTTGTTGTATGTGTCAGAGAAATTGATATTGCCGACGTTCACGGAAACAATATTCAGGACCTGATTGCCATATTTTGTATTCAGGGACTTTTGGATCTGTTCCTTCACGGTGCCCTCGATCTTTGACCGGTCGGTTACATCAATATCGTTGTACTGCTTTGCCGCCGCTTTAAGGCCGGATTCGATATTGGTCTGTTTGAGCAGGTTCGTATCCCATTCCTCGACGTTCTGCCAGATCCAGGCTGCATACTCCGGGTTGATCTGGTAATCGACCACGACATGCTCGAAGTACAGTTCTGTCCGTTCATTCGTTTCTGCCCAGACCTTCAGGTCCCCGAAATCCTTCTCCTGCTGCTTGCAGTTGACCCTGTGGATCGCCTCGACGAAGGGGACGTGAAAATTCATCCCGCGCTTGACCGGCTTGTCTGAGATCTGCCCGTATGCCGTCCTGACTCCCGTGTATCCCGTGGGGATGATGGTGATGGACAGCCCGAACATGACAGCCGCGATACCGAAGATGAGGCCCGCGGCCCCCACGGCTTTTTTGGATGAAATGAACGCCGAAATGCCTGTAGCGATAAACAGGATCCCGGCGACTACTGCGACAATCTGAATAATCATTCTCTTTTCCTCCTCTCAATGCTTTACCAGACCGCAGAGAATCTCCAATCGCGGATTACAGCGATATTATCCTTTGCCCTTTTCCGCCTGGCCTGCAGTTTGACGAACTGCCCGTTGTTATAGCGGGCGTCGCTTTCAAAACCTCTCTGTTTCTCTTTGAGCCCTTTGAGTTTTTCTTTTTCGGCTTTCAGCTTCTCGCGCAGGGGCTTTTTCTGCGGATCCCCGCGCCGCAGTGACTTGATATAGTCCTCCAGCTTCTTCACCTGGTCGGCCTGCTTCAGGATGGGCTCATCCATCTCCCTCGCTTTCGTCCTGGCATCCACACAGCTGTTTGCGTATTCCTTCAGCCGGCCTTCAAAATGCGAAGGCTTGAATTGCTCTTCCAGCCAGTGCTGGAGCTCCTGCATGATCTGGTAGCGGTCCCCGCTCAGATCTATCGTTTTCAGCAGGATCCTCAGTTTCTTACCGCTGGCCGGGAAGAAGCTGTCCAGGACGATTGCCATCTTCCCCGCGTCCCCGCGGTAACTGAACCTTAAAATGCCATCCTGTATCATCTTGGTTCCTCCAGTCATAAAGATGCAGGACACTGGGTTGTCCGGGGCAGACATGTGTCCTGCGTGATCCCCTTGCGGTTCTTAGCCTGTTCCGTGCGTGCCGCCAATTATGTGGCCAGTGTGGCTCTTTTTAACGTGGTTCCGGTACCCACGATGCGATTCAGGTGAAGGGAAGATCCTCAGGGATGCCGGGGATGCCCGCGAAGGGATCCGGCTGTCCGGTGATGGGATCCAGCTGAGGCTGTGCGGCCTGCTGGACTCCCGCAGTGGCCGCGTATCCGGACATCTGCGGCTGGTAGCCCATGCCTCCCGCCTGCGGATAGGCCCGCTGTGCAGGTGCCTGCTGGAAGCCTGCAGAAGGCTGTTCCAGGCCTTCGAAATCATCCTCTGCAGACGGGCCTCCGGAGAACGGGTCGCCATCCCTTGTCTTTGCCACATTTCCAAGCCCGCACCCGATTCCACGATTACCACTCACATCAAACGAGAAGAAGTTCAATGTTACGAAAGCGTACATCCCGGAATATATCTCCTCTTCAGGAACACTGGAAAAACGATCTGATGCATAAACGACACCGGGTCTTCGCTTAGACGAAGCCGTGATTACCCAGTGCCCCGCACACTCGGGGCCAAACCTGGATCCGTCATTTCGGAAACCGTCACCATCGTAGATCAGGGCGTTACGAAGCTGAGGCCTTGCTCCTTTCCATCTCTCTGCTACAGCTTTTTCATAAGCCGCCGCCATCGCCTTATCTATGTACGCCTTTGTCGCTCTGTCCTCTTTTGGAATCAGAATCGTCACACTATATCGCGGATCCTGTCCCGGGCTATTCGGATTCGCGTAGGGCCTCGTGAGATGTTCGTAAGAAAGTCTTACTTCGTCCGTGCGAACCCGTGTATCCGAAAGCATTTTTGCGTTACTGTACTCCACTTTTTTCCTCCTTACATTCCGCGGATCCAGCTCATAGGCATGGTCCGCCAGGTATTCTCTTCCCAAACTCACTGCTTAGACTCCCTCAAAATCCGATGCCGCGGAGCTATACGGCTCCCGTTTGTCAGACTCCACAACCAGCGTAGGACTTCCTGGAGGCTTGACAATGTGACTGCCGACAGCAGCCGCAAAGGGCTTTTTCCCGATCATCTTCTCCAGCTGTGAGAGTGACTTAGGCTTGCGATCATAGAGCATTGCCTCTTCATAGCCGGCCTTAATAAGGGCCTCAAAGGCTTTATCGGTATCATCGAAAGCGCGGTTGCTCCGTCCCTCGACAGCCTTCCATCCGGGGATCTGCCTGCCGGCCAGGATCCGTGACAGCGCGTACTCCTTGATATCGTTGTACCAGCCTACCAGGTCCGCGCCCCGGATCAGCAGATCTCCGATATCCGTATCAGTCAGGACCGGAGGAAGTACCTCCCCCGCGTCCATCTGCTTCGACCTCGATGCCGCCTCATCCTCTGTCAGCTTCCCCTCGATCGGGAGATCCTTAAAGTCCTCCAGCGCTGTCATATTTTCGGCGCGGGCTCTGCAGACTGCCCTGCCTGCACAGAACCTGCACCACGGGCCCTCCCTGAACTCTGCGCCTTCACCGGTGAAAGCCTTCTGCGCGATCGGCTTGACCTGTTCTCCCCATGACAGAAGATCTTCGACGCTCAGCTCCTCGACGCTTATGTTGTCGATCCGGGGCTGGACGATGCACATGCGGACCTTTTCGACGACGTAGAACATGCTGTACTGTGCCAGCGCTCCCAGCGCGTACAGGCGCATCTGCGAATTGTTCTCCGCAGAGACCGGGACTCCCTTGCCATGCTTGTAGTCCACGATGACAAGCGTCCCGTCCCCGATGATGACACAGTCGCTGGTTCCGAAACCTTCCGGGACATACTCGGAGAAATCCACCCTGACCTCCTGCGCCTGGTAGGGCTTATCTTTAAAGCCCTGGGCCTGTTCCCAGATGAAGTCCGCATAGACTGCGGCCGTGGTCAGCATCTCAGGGTTGTACAGCTCATGTCCCTGCAGCTTCTTCAGGCGGGAGTTGTAAGTCCTCTTCGTGATCTCCCCGGCGTTGTACCGCACCGTAGTCTCACAGATCGAGTGCGCCAGCGTCCCCTCCTCAGCGTAGATGCTCGTTCCCTTGGGGAACTGCTCCTCGAAGGTAGGGGCCGCCGTGCAATTCAGCCACCTGGAAGAGGATGACGCGCTGCACTTGGCATGCTTTGTTGGTGTAGCCATCCGATCACCTCCCTCAGATCTGCGCGCCCATCGCGCGAAGCTCCGCCGCGTACTGGTTAAACTGCTCAGGCTTCAGCTGTGTGACCGACTGCACTCCGTACCGGCGAAGCGCGTCAAGGACCTCAGCCTTCTTGCCATGGTCCACCAGTGCCGCCCCCGCCCTGCACAGCGCGTTAAAATCGACGATCGGTACCTCAGCGGCCGGCGCAGCCTGGACCGGTGCAGGCATTGGGGCCGGCGCGGGCTGGACCTGCGTCGGCGGGATCGCCGCGGCCTGGATCGGCTGTGGAGCCGGTGCAGGCATGGGCGCTGCAGGAACCGGCTGTGGAGCCGGTGCGGGCATGGGCGCCGCAGGAACCGGCTGGACCGGATTCAGCTGCGCGGGCTCTGCCTTTTTCTTCAGACTGTCCGCCAGCTCTGCAAGCCTCTGATAGGCTTCTGTCTGTCCGGGATACTCAACCGGTGCTGTCACAGCCCCACGTGCCCCGACAGCGTTGGCGAGTTTCATGATCGCCTCAGACAGATCCGGGGCCGTGATCTCAACTTTGATCGTTAATGCTGCCATTGCTTTTCTCCTCTCTGCGTTTTGTTTATCGTTCCTGGACCATCTTCCAGACATCCTCTTTCGTGAGGCCCTGGTAGCGGATGATCCGCTTTAATACTCCAAGCGGGATACCGTCAACATTCTTCCGGTACCTGCCGATCGTTGTCCTGTGCGTCCCGACAGCCTGCGCCATCAATTCCTGGTTAACCGGATGCGCGCGGGTCCCGAAGAGCATTTCCTGTGTTGTCATTGGCTCCCTCCGTTTCTGCGTCAAGGCCCTCGACTATGGTCCGATATACCTGCTCTGAATTCCGGTGGGTCCAGCCGTGCGCCCCCGCGTAGCTGAAATGGGCGACGCACTGCCCGCAGTTGGGGCAGTACCGCCAGCCTGGCTCGTAGATGCCATACCCGCAGCGTCTGCAGGACACATGCTGTCTGTATCCGCGTTTGGGCGGATCTATGACTTTCGGCGGGACCGCGATCTCCTTCTGGATCCTGATATCGAGTGACATGACTGCCTCCTTACCCCGCGGCGGCTTCCTGCCCGGTCTCCTCCCGTGCCGCCTCCGCTGTTGCCTGCTGCCCGTTGAAGGACCGCCTTACCATCGCGGCGCCCTTCGCGATCCCCAGCAGCTCACGCCGATCGCTCTCTTCCAGATCCGGAATGAACTCGGCCATCTCCTGGATGATCTCTTTTGCCCCTTCCGACACTTCTTTCACCTCCTCTCACTCACAGAAAAATTACCTGCATGCCTGTTCCGGTCGCGTAACCGTACTCCCTGTTCGCGCCCCGCGACTCTTCCCATCCGGGGACCATCGCGATCACATCGCAGAGCTGCAGGAACGCCATATCCATGTGCATGAATTCGTCATAACCAAAATGCAGGTCGTCGCCGATCATCTGCAGCATGCCCATCGGGTTGAAGATGTCCGCTTCCGGATACATCTGTCTGACCTTCTCACATGCCTGCGTGAACTCAACACCTGCATTCTCATTGCCGCTGATGCGGCCCGATATATAGATCCTCATAATTGACCATCCTATGCGTGAATCATTGACTGTTCCTGCGTGGACGCTGCAGGACTCGAACCTGCGACCCGCCGGTTATGAGCCGGGTGCTTCTTCCAGCTGAGCTAAGCGTCCTGAGCGGGGCATATGCGAGACCCCGCTGCCGCGGTTCATGTTTACAGGTTGCTACCGCTGGCAAAACCTGCACCGTCTTTCCGGTGTGCCATTCTCTTATTCATTCCTTGCGCCTACAAGGATCCGGAGGGCCGGGACTCGAACCCGGGACAATGTGCGGAGGCATTTATGCACCGCTCTCGCCAACTGAGCTACCCTCCGGTGCGTGCCGCTCCGTCACGCCTCCAGGACTTTGAAGCCTCTCCCGCTCTGGATCTCCTCCAGGCCGTGACAGCAGTCACCGCCTGGATACCTGTAGATCCCCATGTGGTCGCGGCCGATCAGCGGCTGCATGCCCACAAGCCGGGCCTCATAGCCGCCGTTCCCGATCATCCGCAGGGGATACCCCTCACTTCTCAGGAACTTGACCGGATTCGCGGACAGGCTCGCAAGCATCCTGCCCAGATCCATTTTTTCTGACATTGCTTTTCTCCTCTCTCACTCACTGCGCCAGCCCCGCAGGCCCCGCCGCATTCGCGGCGGGATCCTTAGATTCCAGATCCAAGGCAGAAGCCGACGACCACGCCGCCCTCGCTGTTGGCGTAGTGGTTGTAATTGCCGCCGTCGCTGAGCACACGGTCGAAACTGTTGGTGCCATTAGCGGACCGCAGCCACCACCACGAAGGATCTCCGTCTTTGTCAAGCATGACCCGGGATTCGTCGTCATCGAAAACTCCGTTATAGACAGGTCCGGACAGCTCCGTGAACAGACCCTTGCCGAAGATCTCACGCCTCGACGGGATCCAGATCTTGTCCGTAGTCACGACGTCGAAGATCTGACAGTTTTCCGTGAAAGTCCTGGACGTCTTACTGACAGGAACAATGTTGTCGCGGACGATCTCAGGAAACTCCGGGAAGACTTCCTGCTTCAGCCTCTTGCGCAGATCGCAGTCCAGCCAGCCGTTGACAGCTCCGGTCCCGGGGAGGTACTGATCGTTGACATCCGGATCCTCTGTGGCCCAGTCATTGTTCATCTTCATCTTCTCGGGAAGAAGCCAGCTCAGCAGGAACGTAAATGCCGCCTTCCTGTCACTTCCGCTGATCTGGTCGGTATCCATGGCCACGATCCGGGCTTTGAGATCTCCGTACCTTCCCAGGTGGATCGGGATGAACTCCCCGACCTCATAGGCTGCTTTGTAGGTCCCGTCCTTCAGGTGATTCAGAAGGACCCCCCAGGGCTTGTCTTCCTCAGTCCTCGCCTGCGGGACGCAGATACCGGACGCATCTGCTGCATGTACTGTGACTCCGATGATTGACATATGCTTTTCTCCTCTCTCGTGCTTTGTTAGATCTGGTTCGTTTTATCCCACAGCTCAATGAGCGTCCGGGCCGCCTGCGGGACTACTATCGCGCATGCATCCGGATGAGCTGCCTGGGCTTCGATGAAGGCCATAAGCGCTGTTTCAAGGCGCTTCACCATGCTGTTTTCCAGTCTCACCGCGACGTAGGCCAGCTCTCCGTCTGAGTAGTCGAAGGTCTCATCCGCGTCAGCTTCTGCCATCTTCCTCGCCTCAGAAGGGGCGGACGGGATAGGCAGAGGCTCATGGCTCTCTGTCAGGTTGGACAATGCAAGCCCTATGGCATCCCTTGCCATGTCCTTCGCATTCATGATGCTTGACCCTTCGGTGTAGATCTTGAAATCCGGTACGAAGGCCAGCCATGTGTGGTCTCCGTCATGCTTTATGAACACCGGATAACGCAATATCTTGTTCACCTGCTTTTCTCCTCTCGTTTATGTTTCCCGGCCTCCACCCGCCGCGATTGCGGCGGGGCGTAAACAGGAGAACCGTAATCATGCCATTGTTCCCGTCTCCAGATACTGCCTCTTCTGGTCCTCCGTGTAGTGCTCGAAGACCATCCATGAGACCAGTTTCTCGAAGACCTTGTATGCTTCCTGCAGGGACTCAAAGGTCCTGCGCGTGACCGTGCGCCCGGCTTCAGGGAACCGTGTGGACAGTGACACACCGTAGCTGTCACCCTCCTCGTAGATCCAGACCTCCAGGTCGCGGTTCTTGCAGCACTCGGTAAAATGTCCTATCGAGTAACGCATCAGGCTTCCTCCTTCCAGACCAGATACCGGCCTATGCAGTCAACGCCGCCCAGGTTCCGCTGGATCCTCACAAGGTCGTAGGAATCCCCGCCGAACAGGTCCTTTGCGATATCCAGGATCAC